ATGGCTTTAACTGAAGTGTGGCTGAAAGCTAATAACGGCAAGGCACGTGATAAAGTTGAAGAAATAGCAGATCGGGACTCAATGAGTGTCAGAGTCTCACCTAAAGGTAAAATTGTTTTTCAGCTTCGGTACCGTTTTGCTGGTAAAGCTGAACGTTTAGACCTTGGCACCTACCCTCATATTTCTCTCAAAGATGCACGTATAAAAGCTAGTGAAATGCGTTCACTATTAGACAAGGGAATGAATCCTAAAGTTGAGGTTCGTGTACAGCAGCAAAAATATATTGATGCAAGCACATTTGAAGAGGTTTTTAATGATTGGTATGAAAGTTATTGCCTGAAAAAGAAAACTTCTGCCCAACAAATTAAGAATACCTTTGAACAACATGTAATTCCTGAGGTTGGCGATTTACCAGTTGACAGAATCACCTTGCAACAATGGTTAGCTTTACTTGAGGAACTAGCTGATGAAGTACCTTCTATTGCAGATCGGGTTTTAACGAATGCAAAACAGGTTCTTAAGTGGGCTAAAAAGAGACAGTTACTTGAAGTAAATGTTTTATCTGACATCTATGCCAAGGAAGATTTAGGCATAGAGAGAAATAGAGGAACCAGATTTCTTTCTGATGAAGAAATTAAAATGGTTTTGATGGCTATTGAAGAATCAAATATTTTGCCTAAAAACAAAATTTTCTTAAAACTATGTTTAATGTTTGGTTGTAGAAATGGCGAACTCAGAAAAGCCAAAAAGACAGATTTCGATTTAAATAGAAAGGTTTGGATTGTTCCTGTAGTAAACAATAAGACTGGCAAGAAAACTGGCCGTGAAATTATTCGCCCTATTTTGCCTGAAATGGAGGCATTAATTGTCGAGGCTTTTGAATACAGCACATGTGAGTACTTCTTAACTAATGACAGTGAAGCAACCCCTATGAGCCATGGTTCTTCAAATTCATTGCCTGGTTATGTAATGGAACGCCTTAGAAGACATCATGATTATCACATGAAACATTGGTCGCTTCATGATCTACGAAGAACTGCTCGTACTAATTTCAGTGCATTTACATCGCGTGATGTTGCACAACTCATGATTGGTCATGTAATGTCTGGTGAACAAGGTACTTATGATTATTATGAATATTTACCTCAGCAAACAGAAGCATATGCAAAGTGGTTGGATAAATTAAAGTCTCTAACCAATAATTAGGGTTTACCCTTTTAGAATTGCAGAATTTCCGACCAAATGCGCCAGATACTGCGTCAATTTTTGACTTCTACTTGTTTATCCACAGCTTTTTAAATTTGAATTTAAGCTCATCTCTAGAATATCATCTTGAATATGTTACAAAATCAAGCTAGGGGAAACATATGAGCGAAATTGCACCATCCATTATTCAGATAAAGCCACTCCTTCAAAAAGGTTTTGTTTTATCTGAGGTTATGTCTATCAAGCTAGTTGTACCATCAACTCACATGCTTGTCCCTTACGCACTTGAAAAGATTTCCGCTGGTTTCCCCTCTCCAGCACAAGATTATGTCGATAAAGCGCTCGATATGAATGAGCACTTAATCAAAAATGCAACTTCAACGTTTATTGTCAAAGTTGCATCACTATCAATGCTTAATGCAGGTATAGATATTGATGACGAATTGATTGTGGATCGTAGTCTTGATGCAAAGCACGGCGATATTGTTATTGCACTAATTGACAATGAATTCACAGTTAAACGTTTAATGATCGATGAAAAAGGCCAATGGCTTAAAGCAGAGAATCCGGATTATAAAAATATTTATTTAGCGGATGGCCAAGAATTAATAATTTGGGGTGTTGTCACTCATATCATTAAAATGACACGGCATTAAGTCATGAAACATCAGAACAAAGTATTTTTTCTCATCGATGTAAATAACATGTACGTTTCATGTGAGAGAGTCTTTGACCCATCTTTGAATGATAAGCCTGTTATTGTGCTTAGCAATAACGATGGGTGCGCCGTGGCACGTAGCAATGAGTCAAAAGCTCTAAACATAAAAATGGGTGTGCCACTATTTCAGATCAAAGACATTGTTCAACAGCATAACGTAATCGTACTTTCTAGTAATTATGCAATGTATGCAGAAATGTCACGGCGCTTTCATACGATTCTTGCATCTTACGTTACTGATGAAGAAGTTGAACCTTACTCTATAGACGAATGTTTTGTTGATTTCACCGCTTATGAGAAAAACTTTGATTTAGAAAAAGTCGGTCACGATATGCGAGCGAAGATTTGGAAATGGATTGGTTTGCCCGTGTGCGTAGGTATTGGTCGCAGCAAGACGGAGGCAAAGATTGCAAATCATATTGCAAAGAAAAATCCCGGATTTAACAGCGTTTGTGACCTCGTTAATATGGATCCGTGTAATAAAGAATATTACTTTGCTCAAATAGACGTTTCCGAGGTTTGGGGAGTTGGGCGTAAGCACGCAAAAAAACTACATGGTATGGGAGTTAAGACTGTTTTAGATTTAGCATGTACTGAAGCACGCGAAATGCAGCGGCAATTTTCTATCGTTATGTCGAGAACGATTAATGAATTGCAGGGTATCTCATGCATTGAAATTGAAGATACACCACCTTCAAAAAAACAAATAATAAAATCTTGTTCATTTGGTACAAAAGTAACTGAGCTAGATGATTTGAAAGAAGCTATAGCAATGCATGCACAAGAAGCATGTAAACGGTTGCGTGATGAAGAGTCACTTTGTGGTTGTCTACTAGTATTTGTTCAATCAAGTCCATTTGATGAAAGTGCGCCTTTTTATAATAAGTCTATTACTGGCGCATTTTCAGAACCTACGGATAGCGCGCTGGACTTCGTAAAAGCAGCAGTAAGGATGGTGTCTGATATTTATAAAGAAGGTATCAAATATAAAAAATGCGGTGTCATATTAACAGGTTTAGAACCTAAAGCTGGTCATACCTATGACCTATTAACCGATTTTGAAGTCATAGAGAAGAAAGAACAATTGATGAAAGCACTGGATAACGTGCACAACAAATTTGGAAAGAAAAAACTAGGTGTTGGCCCTTGTTATATATCTGGACGTAACTGGTCAATGTCGCGAGATAAATTGAGTAGAAATCCGTTTAGCTTTGATGGACTAATAACTATAAAAGATTAAAATACAATATATTAGAGATATTGAGTTTACTTTTATGAAGAAAAATATGAAAGAAATTGAAAAATATGTTGGATATTATTTGCTTGTATATATTTGTGTTCTTATAGTTTGCGGTTTTTTTCAATATATGATGGTATGTCAAGGAAAGTCATTACAATGCAATTTTAGTATAGATGGAATAAATAAAATCATTACCACTACTGCTACAATTTTAACTCCTATCATCGCGATTATTGGTTTTCTCTCCTGGCGTAATCAAGAAACATACAAAAAATCTCAAGAACTTATTGAAATGATTCTAGATAAAGTTCGAGATTTACAAAATAGTTGGCATGCAAGCCGAGATTATGAAGACTTCAGTCTATTTCAGCAGTATTGTGCAAAGGATATTTTTGGCACTAAGAATTTTGATGATTTGGAATTATTTCAAAATATAGTAAAAAGAAACCAAAAAAACATTATAATTTTTAATGATTTATTGTTTTTGAGTGATAAATTATATTACGAGGCTGAATTAGATTTCAGCGAGCTTGATAAAATTAATGAAAATATAAGACAGACTCTAGAAAATAACATGGATGACCTACTTAGTTTCCGCCAAGAATTGGTACACCTAAGATATGGTGGCAACCACGAAGTAAAATCTGAGATAGAAATGCGTCAAATATGTGACAAATTAGATAGTTATTGTAATTATATTATGGGGCGAAAAGAAAATGTGGACCGGCGCGACTATACAAAAGAAATTAATGAGACTATTCATAAATTAGGTAAAGAGTTGATAAAACTAAAAAAACAGATTTAAAAGTCTCATCTTAATTATTTTACTATCTCAAATACATGGATGAGCAGTTTTTTAAAATGAGAATAAATTTGCTCAAAATTAATTGATCTTATTAAAAATGAGCAAATATTTTCTCAATAAAAATCCACCTTAGATGACTTTCACACAAATACCTACATTCACATTATTATTAATCGTATGCGCTGTGCATCCTGAAAATAGAATGCAGAGCAATGTAATTGTGAAAGCAATATTTGAACGTCTGCAATGAAAGACTTTCATATAACAATCCGATTTGCGATCCAGCCATAAAAGAATTGCTCTTGGCTTTTATTACGCTCACAAATCTCAATATAGCGCTGACCCTGCATAATGTTCAGAACTCGAACTAAAACTTTTTCTCCTTCTTTCCCGCGTTTGACCAAATAAGTTTTGAGTGCATTAAGAGTTGCCGGACCATATATCCCATCTACTGATAAATCTGGCCACCCTGCTTTACCATTGTTATTTAGGAGATTCAAAGCACGTTGTAAAAGAGGTTTTGCAAATCCGGTACCGCAATTCACACCAGTGTCTAGAAGCTCTTCAGCTACAGCAGAAGAAATGATATTCACCTGATCAAAACGTGGGGCTGTCCAATAGTTTTTGCGATAAATTGCTTTGGCCACTTCAAGCGGCAAATCTTTCATGTTTCCTTTAAATCCGTTTGCTCGAGCAACTGCTTCAGTAATACCGTATTTAGTTGCACCACCTCGATCTGCTGGGTTGTTTACGTACCCGCCCTCACGCTTAATTAACTCGTCCAGATATTGTTCAATGTTCATTTCGGTTTCCTTCAGATGTAAAAAACCGCCCGAAGGCGGCATTAGCTGTTTTCAATGTCTTTTCTGGCTTTCTTAAACTCTTTGATCACTTCAACGATCGTTTTACCTTCCTGTTTATCTATGAAATTAAAAATCCAACGGACTAAAGCCCAACCGGGTAAACCACAAACAAAGAAGAACCCACCTAGAGCAATCATCCCCCATACATCAGTAACCCATTCATGAAGTCCCCACTTCACAATAATGAATGAGCCGCCAGCCAAACTTGATACAACCGTACAGATCAAACCAACTGCCCACTCTTGTGGTGAGCGTGGCATTCGTGTCATCAATACAACTGCTGCAACTAAAGCAACCGCTAAAGTCACCATAATTGCTGCACCATAAAATTTTAAAATTGCTGTTAAACCACTAGTGGAAACTGGTTCCATTAATATCTCCAGAAAATAAAAAAACCGCTAGGAAGCGGTAGTTTTTCGTTGTCCAATCCATCATTGGACCGACCATAAAAAAAGCACCCGGTTGGGTGCTTTAAAGTACAAAAATAAATTAGATTTAATCTTGAGTTACTGTTTACCTGTATAGAAATTTTTGGGATATGGGCAATAAATCACTGCCTCATAAAAATAGTTAAAGCTTCTTGAACCTGTAGTTCCCGGAATATTTCCGTTTTGCATCAATTTTACTTCAATAGTTGTTAAGTTCGGGAATGACATAACTGGATAAAAGTTTGCTTCACCATACTGCACACCACTTGATGTAATTCTCATGCCATTACGCCAGGGGTATGACATCGTATCTGATATAAATAGATGTTCGCTAGATAATTCTTCAGACAATGTAATGGTATAGGTTGCCGCAGGGTTGGTATAAGTATTGACGCCACCTGTCATAATACCTGCCAATTGCAAATATCCTTTAAGAGCATCAAATACTAAGGTACCTTCAGCATTAAAAACCTGAAGTCCGAATTTACTCGGCATCATTTTTGCAATGGTATAACTTACTACTGTTCCTACATCTCCTTGCTGATAACCAAAGAGATTAAAGTTAAAATTCCATATACCATTAATTTTAGTTAATATTGAATTTGATCGTATTGGACGCCCTGAAAGCGTCCGAGCAAAAGAAAGAATTTGACTATTTAAACTAGCTAAGAATTTTTCATAGTCGGCATCACTTGGTTCATCATAATCAAAACCTAGCTCTCTTAAAGTATTACCTGTTGCGGCAGTTACGGTACCCGACCATGTATAATCATATCCTTCAACATAATAAGAACTATTATTACGATCAATAAAAGTATTTAAAGTTACATCATACTTTCCCAAGAACTTAGCTGAGTTGTATGTATCATCAATAACAACATTGAAGTTATCGTTTTTAAGTTCAAAATAACTAACCACGATATCCACCATATCGAATTTTAAAACCTGCTGGAATCATGGGTTCTTTCCACTGCTTTTGATCTAAATCTGAATACCGTTTATGTCGAATCCACAAGCCCATAGCTTGAAATTTCCAAGTATTAGGTGAAGTAGAAATTTGCTCAAAAGCACATCGGCATCCTTTAATTTCACCAATCAGAATAGGCTTTATCAGGCCATCAGGAATGGTAAATTGCCATGAAGCTCTATCTTGATAAGAATTAATATCTGTTGGATTTATTACCTCCCCAACCATATGAGAAATTGGCAATGATTGCTTAAATGGTATTAATTGGGCTCCATCAATAGAAGCCAAGAACTGAGCATCCACTAACTTTTCTCCTTAGAAAATACCGAGTTTTACCCGGATTTGATTCAAGTCGTCATAGACTTCAATCTTTTTGCCGCTAATAACAGTTCGTGCACCGTTAGGTTTGTTTTCATCTGCAAGTGAGATAAAAGTACCCAAGTTTGCTGTGATAACGCTTAAGTTTTCTGCCCAGATCCGATTGGCATTGATATATCCAAAACTACCATTATCGACATACAAACCACGCGGAATAACAGTGCCATTTGGCAAAGTCACTGGCTTGTTTTGCAGTGTCATTAATGGCTTTGGCTCTATACCGTCAATACCCACAGGTGTGCCAAATTGGATGCAATCATAGTTAAAAATGAAAGTAGAAGTCGTACCATCATTCATTGATCCATGACCAGAAACATGGCCATTTACATCGAACTTAGTAAACTGCTGAGCATAGATGCCATCAACACTTTCACTGACATTTTGAATAGACGCACTATTCTCACCGACTTTTGTATTTAACGTTTCCGTTACTTTAATCGTTGAAGAAATAGCACTTGAATTTGCCTCGAGCTGGCGCTTGAATACGGCATTGTTCTCATTCATCTGAGCAGAAAGCTGTTCAGTAAGTTTAGCTTGGGCCAAATCACCTTCGATACGAGCAGATTGCTCTGACCATACGCCTGCATAACCTCCTTCATTTCCGATTAAGTCAGATTCTGACCCGATAAATGGAGGATTGATTTGCGCGTAAACTCCATCAATCCTTGTAGTTTGGGCATTAACTTTGTCATCTACATTCTTAATATCAGACTTAACTTGCTCAAGTGCACCAGTTGATGCCTTATCATCAAGCTCAAGATTAATTGAATCAATCGCTTCAGCATTTGCCGAAGACTGATCTACCGCGACTTGTGCAGATTGGCGTACCGTGGCTAAAGCACTATCATTGCTAGCAATATAAGTATCAATCTTTTGAACTGTTACTTTGTCACCCTCTATACGCGCTTGAACCTCTTGCTGAGCGTACGCACGTAAATCATTTACTTCAACAACGGTTGTATCAATGCGCTTACTAAGTGCCAAGTCTCCTTCGATCATTGCCGATTGAACAGACCATGTGCCAGCAAAACCTTGATCGTTACCAATTAGATCTGATTCAGAGCCAATCAATGCAGGATTCAGTTGTGCATACACACCATCTGTTTTTTCAGCAACTAATGAAAGATCATCTGCAACAACACGAATATCTTCCTGAACCGCCGCAAGACCATCATCACTTGATTTCTTGACCGTTTCTACAACTTCAAGAACACTTTCATCACCATCAATAATTTGCTGTGAAAGGCCATCTGAAGCTTGCTGAATAGCGTTTTGACGATCAATGACTTCTTGTGTAATCCGATCTTTCGTATTCTGAATATCTTGCTTAAGTGGACCTATTTCAGCATCAATAGTCTCAATATGATCAATCTTGGTTTTAATATCCTGGTTGAGCTGAGACTCACTGATTTGATCATTTAAAAGCTCAAGAACATCTGTTGCATCGGCAGAAGTTGTCGCATGAGTCCAATCCGACCATGATCCAATGTTTCCAATCCTATCGATCAAACGGCCACGATAGAATTGAGTCAGATTTGGCTGTAAACCTTGCAGAGTATGAGTCGTTGTTGGATAAGCGAATAAGCCCAATTGAGCAATGTTGCTAGTACCATCCGGTGAAACCTGAATCTCTGTATAAGCTGTATCTAGAGCACCAGTTGCAGGGAAGCCCCAATCAAGTTTTATACCGAATAAGATTCCTGTCGCTTGGATAAATGCCAATTTTGGCGGTAAACCTTGCTTTCCAGAGAGTTCAGTCAAAGTTGAATAAACTGGTAAAGAAGCTATCTCAAAAGCTGAAATCGCTGTTACTCGTGCTTGATATTGACCCGCATAAATACCTGGTACTTCGACTGAGTTGTTGCCGGTTATTGGAAGCTTAATCCAACTCCCGTCATCTTTACGCCACTCAACTTGATATTTAACCGCGCCCTTAGCCTGCGCCCAAGATACTATCATGGTCGCCACATTGATGCCCTGATCAACTCGGCTTTCACTAGTAACAACGACATCAGTTACAGGATCCTGAATTGTTGGGTTCACAATCGAAATCGGAACCTCATCAAAATAAGCACCCTTATCAATGGCATCAAACTTGGCTGGGTTATATTGAAGTGCAGTCACTGAAAATTGATGATGCTCATCTTGGGTAATAGAAATCACTCGAAACTTCATTGTTGCCAAGTCTTGAGCATCAATCACCCAGACGTTTTGTGTGGCAATAGCATCAAATTCATGAGTAACAGTTACCACTCGACCAGAGATCGATTGAACTATTCGCGTTTGAGCTTTGCCATCCTCGCCATTAATAATCAGTCGGTCACCAGCAACTGCCACAACGTCGTCACGATCTAGGGTAATGCTTTTACGATCTGCTGATATTTTAGATACACGACCACCATTTGCACGACCTGCAAATAAAGGGTCAGCAACTTCAATAACTTTCCCCGGCAACGGAATATGGCCATCTAGCCCAACTTTGAAAGACACTGTACGTGTTTCAAGTTGCTCAGACTTTAATGCCCACCAGCCTGCTCGCTGCGCTTGCCCACGCGAAGTGCATCCCCATGCGTCAAGCTCAAGAATACGAACTTGGCCCGCTTCAGCAATTGCTTTCTCATCACGAACAAACTCATATTCGGTTTTGTAGTGATTAGCTGGGTTATCCCACGCAATTTTTACAACATTATGGCGATCACGCGCACGGGTTCCTGAGTATTCAAAATTGCCATCAATGACATTGGCACGGGTATATGTAAAGTAAGTATCTTGGGGAATATCCGCATCACAAATAATGCTATTGCCATCCCAAAATGTGATGGCACGAAATACACCAGCTAACTTAGTTAAAATCTCAAAGGCACCTTCTGCACTCTGAAGATAAACATTACAAGTAAAGCGTGGTTCTTGGCCGCCTAGACCGTCTGGTACCATTTCGTCACAGTATTGTGCTAATCGGTACAATGACCACTTATCAACCATAAGTGGAGTTAAGCGGTCACCTAGCGCATAGCGATCAACTGTACAGATGTCGTAATAGATCCATGCAGGGTTGTTAGAATAAGCCTCTTTGAAAGTACCGTCCCACATCCCAACATATTGCCGTGTTGCTGGATTGTAATTAGTAGGAACTTTTAGGAGCCTACCCTTTGTATCCATAGCAACTTTTGCTACGTTTCCAAAAGTCTCAGCATCATACTGAAGGCCCAATAATGCTGTGTTTGGGTAACGTAATTTCGCATCGATCACTTCTGTAACAGCTGCAATATACATCTTGTCGCTGATATATTCAGAAGTTGTATTGGGTGTAAGTCTACGAACACGAACAAGCCAGCCAGAGTCTGCACGAGGCAAATCAATCCGATGAGCACGTTCATAATTTGCAGATGTTTTATCTGAAATTTTGGTTTTTAGTACTTCAGTCCAGACACCACCATCAATCTGTAAATCAATTGCGTATTCGATTGTTACGCCAGATACGTCACCATTTGTAGCGTTCTGAGTACGTAAAGGTCCCCATTTTAAGCGCAGACGAACTGCGTCAAGATCAAGATTACTAAAAGCGCGGACCCACGGTGTTTCAGACTTCAGCTCCACATCGATAGCAGTTTCATTTTCTACTGCAGGAAAACCTTCAATGTATTCCTGATCATTAGTACCATTTCTAAAATCAACTTTTACATTTTCAAAGTTAAGGCTTCCATCTGCATTCTGAAGTGGAGTTTCTTCTAAATAAATTGACTGAAGCCCATTAGCTAAACCTTCAATCTCGCCTTCAGCTAAACCATATAGAACCTTGATAAAAGTTTTCGATTGAGCAGAATCTGGTGAAATGACAGGTTGCCGTTGTTTTTTACTGCCTTTTTTTGCGCCTACTACTGCATTCATAAGAAATCTCACGCAATAAAAAAGGCGCTAGAAAGCGCCTGTTAAATAATTAAAATTTACATCTGATCTTCAGGATATTGACCAGCACTGATAATGAAGCCACCGATTTCCCGTTGACCATAAAGAATTGGAACAGGATTACCTTGTGCAACTGTGGTAACTGCACCGCCAAAGCCTTTATTCGCTCTGTTTCCATCTTGGTTTTGATCTTGAGTAGTATCAACCTTTGGCATAAGCATCATGGCCACTCCACCAAGCATCATTCCAATACCTGAGCCAATCAATGCAGCACCGAGTGGTGCTCCACCGCCCAATGTGCCTACAGTTACTAAAACCCCCACCACGACCATCACAGCACCCAATACAGTCTGTAATATTCCATTACCGCCTGCACCAACTACACGTGGAACAATATGAATAATCTCAGCTTCAGTATTCATATCAAGCTGTTCTTCACCGATATTGTCACCAGTGATTAGGCGCTTAGTTTCATGGTCATAAATCGCAGGGCGTTTTTTGCCTCGCTTATTACTTGAGTTCTTTGATTTTAAAAACACGGCAAAGCGTAGGCCCTGCTCATGTGCATGCAACATAAAGTGTTCAAAGCCAGCGATCTGAACAGATAATGCACGCATGGCTTCACGTGTATTTGCGACATCGAGCTTAAATTCACGACCAAACTTTTGGCCCAAGATGCCGTACAACTTAATTGTTTTTAACATCTCGATGCCTCAAAATTTTTACCGTGCGATCTTTCCACTGTTGGCCATAAATTTCGCGTACTGACTTTCGGTTATATGGATGATGCAGAATTAAGCTTGAACCTATGCATTGCTCAGTTTGCTCCGATTTAAGCTGTCCATTATCACCCAGCCATATAACTGCATGATTAGGATGCTCGGTACGTCCAACCCGACAAACCAACATATCGCCATATTCTGGTTTATCAACTTCAAAGAAACCTGCTTTTTTGTAATTTTCAAGGTAAAGTGATGGATGATCTTTATCTTCCCACCAGCCATCTTTTCGTTCAAAGTCTGGCAATTTAATACCAAGTTCGCGGTCATAAAAATCACAAACCAATGCATAACAATCCTGATAATGGTGAATATAGTTTCTTCCGACCAATGGAGCACGATAACCACAAGGTTCATAAACTTGAAAATCCAGATCCGGATATGAACAAATTACCCACGGCTTTTGATGTAACTCAATCTGAATTAAGTCTAGTTCTGAGGCTCTTGTAGTTCCGTCAGGGTGTGAATGCACATACGCTAATATCTCGCCCTGGTCTTCTGCTATAGCTAAATCTTCTGGATGGATTTCGAATTGATCAGAGTTTTTAGAAATATTGCGACAAGGAATATATTGCTTATCAATAATCACCCCACAGCACTCGTGTGGATAGCATTCATCAGCATGCGCCATGATTGCTTTTTTTAGTTTCGCTGTAAGTTTCATAAAACCTCACAATAAACTTGAAGCCGGGAAACCACCAAATGGCAGCGGTTTATTTTCACCGAAGCGCATACGGCAAGACCGCAGAAGTCCACCGCATCGATCAAGTGCTGGATTATCAGTTGGCTCATCTTTATCAGTGAACATTGCTACACCTGTGTAACCACATTCTTCGCCCCGATACTTCCCGACCATGCACCAATGACAAAGTGAAGTAATTTGTCGAACTGGGATTTTCAAACCTTCAAAATCAATCGGGTTAGAAAGTTCAAAAGTTACTTGTTGTGCATTTTCAGATGTCTTTTGCTCGATGTACCAGATTTGCTCTTTTGATTCATTCGATGCAGTTGGATTACCTGCTGTGAAGTTTTCAGCATCTAAGTATTTAGCAAGAGTGATAATAACTTTAAGTTTTGCACCAGCAAAGTCTTTAAACTGCAAACAGTAAGCAGACACAGCATTTTGAATGCCGTTGATATTGTTGGCCATGCTTAAAGTTGGCGCTGAAGCTTTACCATCTGAACGCATTTCAAGCCCAGATACTTCCAAAGCCATAGGCTCAAAAACTTGACCCTGCCAGATAATATTGCGGTTCCAAACTTTTTGATCACCGGTATCAAAAATCTTTCCAATACTGCCAGAGTCGGCACCAATTAAACCTTCGGAACCAATTGATGAGTAAATTTTTTCCCAGTCTTCATAAGAAATATGACCATGAAAACGTAAAATGCCAGCTCCAAGTGAGCTGGCATCTAGTTCATACAAATGGATTAATCCATCTACATACAGCTTCTGGAAATCACTATTCAGGGTCATAAGTCACCTCGTCATAGATTGGATTTCCATCTTTGTCTAAGACTGGCACCTCATCAAAAACAGGATTTCCTTCACTATCAACTGCTTGAACCCATTCAAAAACTGGCTCACCATTTTCATTAATGACTGGTTGATTTGATAGGATGGGTGTGCCGTTTTGATCAGTTTGAATGTGGGTTACTGGCTTTTTATAGTTCTTGCCATCCACAATTACAGCTTTTCCTTCATCATCAAATAAATCTTCGTATTTAGTGATATAAGTCAGCTGCGGAGCATATTTTACTTGCTGGACCATACGCGGTTGTTTTTCTGTTCTTGGAATTTTTCTAACGATTGTCTTTTTAATGCTGTTTAATCGAATGTCGATCCATCGCGGCTCACCATTTGCATTGTTCGGAATATCGATTGGTGCATCGAGATTCGCAACAATATCGCCTTCATCATTTAGCTTTTTCTTGAATGTCTTAATTTCAAGATCACCGTTATTAAGTGTTTGATATTCAACCGCACAAATTTTATTGCCATGAGTATCGGTCGGAATTTCAATCCACCAGCCTTCTTTAGCAAAACCGGATGATCCTTTAACAAGGTAATGACCAATGCCTAATTTCTCAAAAGAGAGGGGTTGCTCAGCAGCTTCATCGTTAGGTTCAATTTTATCTGCAAACAATTTAACAACTGGTGATGCTGACTTAATGAAACCATTTGCATCCACAGTTGTATTTTTTGATGACAAGATTTTACGCCACGGCTGAAACGTATTTACATTCCAGTTTACAGACCTGACATAAAAATCGGAGTTATGCGTTATGCTTAATTGCGCACAAGCATCAGTTGAGTCGTTAATATCTAAACTAATAATTGCCTGAGAATTGTTGTCAGGGTAGTCTCCAGCACTTGAAATATTATTACCATTATTTTGCCAATAGAAGGCATTACCACTTCCTCTCAATGTTGATAATTTTTGACTACCTAATCGGATTGACTTTCCAACTCCAAAAGCGCCAACCTCCATCACATTCCCAGCAGCAGTCCCAACATAACGACTAGCTGCATGGTTGTTATTCGTAAAGTTTTCATTTATTTTTGCGCCAGTAGAGCGGAATGTATCACCACCTGCGCCAGTCGGTGCCGTACCTAGATTTACTGTTTGAATTGTCATTTTCTTACTCGCATAAAAAAAGCCCCAGCGAGTGGGGCATGAAAATTATTAAGAATTAGGTGACGGGCACAACTCCGTCTTGTGTGCATGCCGTAGTTTCTTGCATGAGGTCACGACATTAGGAGAAAATTGTATACCAATAGGCTTTTGTTTTTGATCGGGTCAAGAAGTAGTAAAGCCCCCACTTTTTAGCAAGATCTTGCTTGCTTTTACCTGTATATTTTACACATAGCTTAATGAATATATCGGTTGAAAAATGCTTCATTTTGATTTCCTTTGGATGATAAAAAAGGACGCAAATGCGTCCTTTTGTTGAGAATGGATAATTTAAGCTAATTGATCACCAATAAATTTAGCTTTTACTTGAATAACCACACCTGGTATTGCTTCAGTATTACCAACTAAATCATAGCCAGTATCAGTAGGTTTAACCTCTAAAATTAATTCGTAATCACTGATATCACCAAATACAGATACAACATTCCTATCATGTTGTTTTGCATTTAATTTGAGAAGATTGTTTTCAACCCTGCCACGGTATGTAAATCCATAATCTCCACCATTGACCACTCCATCTTTTACCACCACCGTACCCTCACCAAAATCTTGGATAGTGCTTTTGAATTTCACAAAGTAAATTCCGTCTCTCATTTTAACCTCATGCATTAATCGCTGAAAATTCAGCCATTTGATAGTAGGGCATTGATGGTCAAAAGTTAAGAGTCATCAGGGGTAAAAAACTTGGGTGAATGTTGTTGAGATTTGCCAAACATCACCGCCCAAACAGCGTGGTTGATATTCACCTGTTTTAACTCGAACCTCACCGTCTAAAGGCGAATCCCAAAGAAACGAGTCAGCTCCTTTATGGTCATCAAAGAATGCTTTGATTTGCATAATTTCGGCTTTATAAGCCGTTCTTTGATAAGTCCATTCACCAGATCGGTTATTGATACCTACAGCAATGTTTTGTTCATAACCGTCACCAAATTTGCTTGATAACGTATTAAAGCGCTGAGTATTACTATTTCCGTCTAAGTCGCATTCGAAAGTGAATTTAAGGTTGCTCATGATTTTTTGACCACTCAACTTTCATACTTACCGGACTATCTTTAAAACGTTTTTTGCAACTTTCTAGATCCTTCGTATCTTGATCTGGAGCGAATAAACCTGCCCGCCTACTTTCACGAACTCTCCATTCTTTTAATTGCTTGTCCATTAAGTCAGCAATTTTAGTACTCTTAGATTCCTTTTGAAAAATGAGGGTGAATGACAATCCAAAGACGAAACCCGTTGCATATTCAATTAGATTAAAATCAATTAAATTTGCACTTATGTAGAAAACTACAGCAATCAGTAAAGCAAGCAGAAAAGTCATAATGTACTTTTTCACTTTTGTACTCCCATTAAAAAACCCACTCATTCGAGTGGGTTACTTTGATAATAAACCGCCTTGTCGCTGTTGTTGACTTAAGTACTCATTGACATGCCGCGCAATCGCCTCACCTAACCCTATATGCTTATGAGCCACCGATTTAAGAGCTTCATATTGCTTTTCGCTCAAAACAAAAATTACACCATCAATATCTACAAGCCAATTATCGAATTGGATAGGGAAAGTTTCCCCATCTCGTTCATAAGTCTTATTTGCCTCTCTTCCACGTTGACCAACATAGGTTACTGTGCCGCCCAGTAAACGTGTTACTTCATCATGATTACCAGTGTATTGGCCTGTTTTCTTAAATTGAATTGCTTTCATATTTCCTCCTTATAAAACAAAACCCCGCCAAGAGCGGGGTTTTGTTTCTATAAACACTTAGAATTGGTGTTTGTAGAAAAGTTCGTAAAGAATTCTAGTTAGAGATTCTAAATACGGTTGATTTAAATCATTTAGAATAAATGACCTATCTCCTAACCTAAATACCGGTTTTTCTCCGCTACTAACAGAGAATTCACCATGTTTTTTATCTAAATACGAACCAAACTCTAGATAATAATCCAGTAAGTTTTTACTATTAGGGTTCCTAATTAATGCGTAAGCAGTAATTTCAGCGTTTTCCCATGCCACTGGGTTAACATCAGTTCCCATATCTCCTCCTTATTGGTTAATGGGAACTAACTTTTAACTCACTTTAAATAGAAAAATCAATTAATTAATAATTTTCCATTTATGGCACTATTTAGCCAATAAACCGCCTTGTCGCTGCTCTTGCCGGATAATCGTTCTTACCGCATTGCCGATCAATTGCCCAAGCTGCTTAGAGTCATTTTGGGTATCAGTTTTGCTTGATCCATCCGGATTAACTGTTACATAAACATTGATTGGAACTTGACTCGAACTGCTTTGTGTTTGATTTGAATTAATCGCATCAAATTGTCGTGCCTCCCGTCGTGTTGCTATAGCTTCACTAGTATTATTAGAAACATAACCTCCATTTGCATAACCACTTGGTTTACTTTGACGCATGCTTTCAACAACGCTAACACCACCCCAGCGTTTGATATCTTCTTGCGACCATACGACTTCGCCTTTATGCACAATCCCTGCTGGAGTGTGTTTAAGACCATTACCGGTATAACCGCCATCCGCAAATCCTTGCGGGGTTGCAGCTTGGATGAGAGATACAAATGTACCTGATTTAATTGTCGCGATCGCTGCTGCTGCCGCTTTTTGGTACCAAGTACCTGGCTCATTTGCGTAAGCATCTGAAGCAGCTTTCCACATGTTCATTCCAGCCTGCGCCAATGCGAATGCCCGCTGACTTTCATAAAGAATGCGGTATGCACTTGATGACTCACCAAGCATATTTTTAAACATGCCAGCCAATGCCCCTGTGACACTAGCTCCATAACCCAACTGGAGATTCATTGAATCATTTTGATAAGTAGATTCAATCAATTTCAAACGCTCAAAGTGTTCCTTCATGATTTGTTCACGTTGTGCATTTAGAGCTACCATATTTGCATTTGGATCTTGTTCCTGAGTTTCAATATCAGCAAGCTGGCTATCAAATACTTTTTGAGAAGCATCATAACGGCTAAAGCGCTCCTGTTCTAAAGCGAATTGTCCACTATTACCAGTGATACTCGCCTGAATACCATCCCAGTTTTGAACAGCATTATTCACTTTATCGCGTGTCTCTTTATCCTGATTGGCTTTAGATAATGCGATTAGCTTTTGCCGCTCTTCTATAGAAAGCTTGGTATTCTTAAGAATTTCCTCCCGTTCGAGTCTGTAACGTTCCTGCATGGCTTGGGTTTCTGTCAGTAGAGCTTGTTTAGCCTGAAAAAGACGTTGCTCTTGAGCAAGTTTTAGTAAACCTAATTCTTGTTGCTGCTGTAACTTAAACGAATCAATCGCAATTTTGCGCTGTTCTTCTGTTAATTTCCCCTCAGCAACCAGACGTAATGAATTGGTTTCATATGTGTAATCAAGCTTTTGTTCTTCAGTCCACTTATAACCATTTACTTCAAAATCAAATTGTTTTTGAGCTAATTTATCTTCAGCATCAAAACGCTCATTAATTTTTGGGATTAAATTTGATTGACCTAAAATGGTTGCTTTGTTGATTTCCTCCTCTCGTCTTTTGCTTCTAGCAACTGTTTCTGAGTCATATGTTGCCTGTAGCTGTTTAACTTCCTCAAGAGTTTTAGCGCGTGCCTTATATGCTTCATCTTCGAACTTCGAAAGATCGCCGATTGCTTTTGAGGCTGCTTCGGGGTTATCTCCTAAAATTTTACTAAGCTGATTATAGTAAGAGTCTTGTTTGGCTAAATGCTGTGAAGCTTTATCTTTGCCAAGCTTTTTCCCTTCATAATCCCACCCGATAAAATTTTTCCCCACGATTTTTTCTAAACTTCGATAGTCTAAATCATCATTAAGAAGAGCGGCTTTAGATTTGCTATAACTTTTATTAGTCATAACCTCTTGCAATAAAAACTTAGCTTGCGCATCTAAAGCATCTTGGGTTTGCTGGATTTTTCCATTTTTATCTAAAACACCTTGTCCCTGTAAGGACTGCATGAGTTTAGTTGAGCGAGTCTTTTGCCAAGAAATAAATCCAGTATTTGTATAACCATTATTTTCATCCTTATGGCTACCAAACATTGCCTCATTTCTAAAATCATTCTCGCGCCCAACTTGAGCTGTTATTACTCGTGCTTGCTTATCTCCCAATCCAGCATTACGGAAAGCCTGATATACACGAAGCATATTTCTCACTCGCTCATTATTCCCTGCAAGTAGAACAGCTTGTTTGGCAGACTCTTTGGTTTGCTTTCTTTTAGCTTCAGTTAATTTATCTTCTCGCTCCTGTTGTTCTTCGATGATCTTGAGATTTCTAAGTGCGCTATCAATTTCATCTTTAGACAAAATCGCACTCATTCCTTTAGCTTTTTGCAGTTCTAAAATGGCATTAGCTTGAGCAACGGTGTAACCTTTATCAAGCCATCCTGATTTATAGATTGAGTCAATAACGCTATCTTTTTGCTTGGCTTGATAATCTTGTAAAGCCTTTGTTGCCTTTTCAGCCTCACTAGCAGTATTCCCCAAAGCATCCGCTTGCTGTTGATGCTGAGCTGCTGCATTCTGGGCTTTATTACCGGTTAAAGTTACTTCAACACCGAAGATTTTTAACTTGTCAGCAGATTGAGCTGCTTTAACTGAATTTTGATCATATTGGGCAGCTTGCTTTTTAAGATTTTCATATAGATCTGTAGGCAACTTAATTTTATTTAAGCGTTCTATGGCTTCTGTATAGCTGATAGTACCTTTACGTGCCTCTTGAGAAATTTTTTCAACTTCCCAATTGCCACGAGCATAGTTTTCGATATCAATTAATGCAGATGCAACAGAACGTGACGATTTCTCTAATGCTTCATTCTGGGCATTAAATGCAGCTGTTAGATCATTAACAGCTTTTGTCTTATCATTGCCAGCTAATTTTTTTAAAGCCTCATCTGTTCTCTCAGCAACTTTTGCTTGTTCTTCAAGCTTTTTATTAGCTTCAGCTGTGTTGTCTCGCATTAATAAATATCCAGCTGCTAAACTTGCTACTGTAATCCCAATACCAACTGGACCACCAAGTAAACCTAAAAGCCGTGATCCTATCCCTACACTTGCCGCCCCTGCCGCTGCCGATCTAGCTTGTGCTGTTGCCAGTGCACCTTCCGCTACTGCCAACTCTCTAGTAACTTGAGCCTCAATTTTCTTTAACTCAGCCATACGAGTTAATGTCGCTGTTCTGCCTTTTTCAGTAATTTGAGATTTAAGGCGCTGTACTTCTAGAGCTTTCTCAGCCGCAATAGCAGCTAAAGTTGCTTGAGTATTTGCAACAACTGTTTGAGTGCTAATTACTTGTTGAGCTGCAGCTGCGCGCTCGGCTTGAATTGCAGCATATTGCGTAACTGTTTGAGCAGCTAATTCCTTAATTTTTGCAGCTACAGCAACACCTGAGGCATAAATTGCAGGAATGTAGGTTCCAAGCCAATAAGCACCACCAACCATCATTGCAGAAGTTAAAACATCTAGGTTTCCGGCTAAAGTCTGAATGTTGCCCGCTAAAACTTGTGCTGCACCTGAGCCCTTTCCTGACTCCCCAACAAATTTAGTAATCTCGTTGTTGAGCAGCGTCAAAGACTGTCCAATAGTGATATCGGTTTTTGCAAAAAGTGCATCTACATCTTTTTCTACATTTCTAAGTGCTTTTACAATCTCTTGAGAAGTAATTTTTCCTTCTGCAGCTACTGACCGTAATTCGCCTACAGTAATACCCATACCCTGAGCAATTGCTTTAGCTAATGCTGGGGTTTGCTCCATTACAGAATTAAGTTCTTCTCCACGCAACGTTCCACTTGCCAAGGCCTGCCCAAATTGAACCAAAGCAGCATCTGCGGCTTGTGCACTTGCACCACTGATAGCAACAGCTTTAGACACTGTTTCAGTTAAACGAGCAGTGTCATCCATTGTGAGATTAAGTGTTTTTGCATTATCACTAAAACGTTGATACACCTGCAATACAGAATCCCAAGCTGAATATGTCTTTTGAGCAATTCGGAAAGTGTCCTCAGTAGCCTTATTTAGCTCAACTTGGTTGTTAGTCACTAACTTAAGGCGGTTCTGAAGCCCTGTGTAAGTGTCCATCTTAGAAATTGCAGCACTTACAGTAACTAATCCAGCCATATATCCAGCAAGCTGACGCGTAGCGACAGACAAACCATCCATAGACTTCGTGGCAAAGTCTCCCTTGCGCTCAATGCTATCTAATTCATTGCCTAGATTACGCGCATTACGTTCAGCATTTTTTGAATCTATGACAATTACTAAACGAGATTCTTGTGCCATCTTACTTTCCTCTAGGCAATAAAAAACCCACTCAATGAGTGGGTTTGTGAATAAAGTTGCTTTACCAATCAGCATTAACTTTTTGTTGAGTTTTGATCTTTTCAGCCATTTGATCAGATGATTTATTTAATTCATCCATAATTATTTTAGCTGATGGATAATTTTCGGTAATAGTACGATTGGTTTCACTATAGCGAACTCCGCTAATTACCTGTGCTGGTTTATAGTGAGTAAGATTATCGTAACTTACTTTCATTTTCCCATCTTTTGTATCTACGCGCACTGTGAAATCTACTCGATCACCAGCAGTAACAGTCATACAATCAGCAAACCCAGAACAACGGTATGGCATATTACCTTTGCCAATAATTGAACCCGTAGTCTTATCTTCGTACTGAATTACTGCATTTGCTGAGCGAAAAGCTGTTGCAAACCATTGACGTGCGCCATCATAAATTTGGCCTTGCTTTAATCCATCTATTTGATAAACCTTTTCAAACTTTACAGGTTCTGATGGTTGCTGAGGGGTAGTAGCACACCCAACTAATCCCAAACTCAATAATCCAGTTGCCAATAATTTTTTCATGAATTTCACCGTTTGTTATAAAGTGTACTAACTTTAACAAACTGGTTACTAAATGTCACATAAAGCAAAACCACCCGAAGGTGGTTTCTATCATTCAATATCAGGCAAATCCATTGGATTGTGCTTACTAATTGATAAAACAAAGATTTCAGTTTTACTAGTTCTTTGAAAATGTAAAACCTGATCAGATGTAGAATAATTTGCACCTTTTCTGGTTTGCCAAGATGGTAAACCAATATGAGCATGCCAAAGATCCATCTCCTGAGCATATTTAGCTCTTTCTTTATGATCTTGGTAACACTCAGGAACTTTCCAAGAAGGTGAAATTTTACCCTTCCAACCTGTTAAGCCATTCTGTTCATAATGTTCTAAAAAATCATCAATCAAGTCTAATTTTTCATCAGTGAAAACATTATCGTAATAATACAAAAACTCATCACTAAGTATTGCAGTGTAAAAAGGCTTTATTGAGTCAGTGTTAGAAGTGGATTTTTCTAATCCGTCGTTTGTTGAACTTTCTTCGCCCATGCTCTTCTTTCTTCACGAGTTAATCCTGAAGGCATTTTATACGATTTTTGCTTAGTTAGGGCAATAAGATGCTGAATATCAACACCTAAATGATGATTTTTGTCCGCATGGATTGTTGCGGGATGAACCACAGCGCAATCGATCATGAAAATCTCCAAATACGGATTAGATAAATAATTCTAAAATAAAAGTAATATCATTATTAGCAATACTTTCAATTCAAACTAAGGCTAATAACATTTACTATTGAAAATATAATATTTCTTAATGACATCTATGTCAATTAGAAATTACATTCTTAAACCCTTAACCTTTAATTTTAAATTATTATAATTCAACAACTTAAAAAAGGTAACTTTTAAGAATTTTAGAAAAACTATGCTAAAAGTGCGGTATATTGTGCATTTCTTAAAATACCCCGCACTCGATTTTGTTTTAAGAAATAAAACCTTAAACGTTTTATTTCTTCACCTTAAACTTCTTTTGTGACTCATCTAAAAACAAGTTATCTATAGCAAAAATACAATCATTAAAGATGTCTCTATCGACTGGCAATTCATACTGCTCACAGTATGCTGAGATAGCCGAAATATCCAAAGACAGCGGAATACCTTGCTCATATCGTCTAGACCGTGAAATAACGTTATAAGCAGAAAGAATCGCATTTGATGTATAAGAATACTCGGGTTTCTCAATGACCTTGGCAGCTTGAAGATTTAAGGCTTTTGCGATCGCTGCTTGCTTCGCGTTGTAGTCGCTCGCTTCTTCTTCTGAGTTGAACTTGCACCAGTTGTAGAGGGCTGTGACTTTCCCACCACTTCATTCCTGAATGCATCTGCTTCTTTCTGGATATCTTCAGCTTCTTGCTTTACATATAGCCAAATAGAAATGCCGATATCCCCCATATTTAAAAGCTTTACTGCATTTTCAGGTGAATACTCAGGTTCAGTTTCAACCACTTCACCGCCGTCAATCTTTTCTTCAAAAACTACGCCTTTCCAGTCTTCTATTAGATGACATGCAGCAGCTTCGAGAAGTAATTCGTGGTAAAGCTTGTCATCTTTTCCTGCCTTACTGACATCAAAACCTTTAGAGTTAATCTGATTACTCGCACGCTCTAAGGCAACTTGATATGGTTTGTATCCATTTCCGCGAATTTTAAACTCAGCCAGTACATTTCCTTCCGTGTCTGTATATTCTCGCCATTTACTGACAGTTTTGCTTGTTTGAATGGTTACTTTTAAAGCCATTTTCTACTCCAAAAAAAAGCAGCCATAAAGGCTGCCATCAGTAAAATTAAATTAAGGATTTGGGTTTGGTGCTGGAATACGGGTAATGATTGGCGATTCTTCAACTACCTTATATTCAAATGAAGCATTTAAAATGTCGCTGTTTCCACCACTCGGTAATGGTGCTGTAATTTCAGCTTTAGGAATAAAAATTTCGTAAGAATTACCCAAAGTGTCTGTAATTGGGACCTTCAATGAAATTGAAGTGTTGGTGAACTGTTTTTCGTACATGTCTGAAGTATTTCGTGACCATGCAGCAGTAAATGAACCTGTGCCGGCTGCTAGTGTTTCTAAAATAGCTCTAGCATTGATTCCTTCACCTAAGCATTTTTGCAACTTCATAGTGTTATCCCATTTGAATGAGAATTGCGTCAAGCAAGAGATACCTGCTTGAGATACCCCATCAAGTAAGATTTCACCAACAGAAACATTAGATAGCTTAGGACTGTTATCTGCTGGAGTTACTGCCCCAGCGGGTGGTGTTGAGAAGTTAGTTCGACCTAAAGCCATTAGGCCAAATGCCATCGAAATTAAGCCTGCTTCAGGAATTTCAATACTAAAGGTATTTACATGACAACCTCGGAAAACGTGGTAATCATTTACGTCTTCAAAGCCGCGAAGTACTGAGAATGTTTGGCGAAGTGCCCCACCAAAAGTAAGGACATTGGATGACCAGCTATTAAAGGCTGCCGCTGCCATTAAATCTTGCACAAGTTGGCTATATTTTGCCTCACACTTTAATTCACCGGCATATTCTGCGCCTGTAATCATTGATGAGCGAGCAATGCGCCCGCTAGTGATAGACTTTGACTCTTCTTTAGAAACTGTTGCATCCAAGCCGTTATCTGTAAATTCAAATGTAGTCCGAGCAAACGGTGTCGGTGTTACACCTACCGTTGTTTCTCTTGCAATTTGCGTTATCTGACGCGCACCACTCGACATGGCTTATTACTCCTAACTAGGCATAAAAAAAGCCACCCGAAGGTGGCCGTTAAATTTTTGGCGTAAAAAAACCGCCTTTTGGGCGGTGTGATTTAATTTAAGTAACTATCTTTCATATCAATTGACTGTAAATCCAATGGTCACATTCTGCTGCACAAAATCTCCATCTTTACCTGCATCTATTGTTTGACCCTGAAAACATTCTAAATGCTCGAATCTGAAATATTCAAAATGGGAAAGCAATTCAACACTTAATACAGTTATTTCCTCGTCTCCAGTATTCGGTCTTGCAAAGCATTGGATCAGGATATTTCCTGTGCGGCGAGTGCAAGGCTTATCAGCTAATCCAGCAATGAAACTTGGCCCCCATTTAATTGTCAAACTACACCATAAACCTTTAGTTGGTACCGTAAAGCCTGGAGCATTTGGATATTTAATTCTGTCTTGAGAAATTCCTGTGAAGCTCATCATACGGTCGACTATTGCTTGCCTAGCTTCCTCTAAAGTCATTGCCATTTAGCCACCATACTTTTGAGTAATGTAAGTAAACGTTGTGCTGTAGATACCCAACGGAGCTTGATCAGACCAACCATTCTCTAAGCGCTCAGCATAGGGCTGGTTGTTTTGAATATAGATCAAACTACCAAGTTTAAATTTCACAGCTTGAATCGCAGCATCTTGCAATGCATTAGTAGAAGGCTCTCGCACACCGTAATCACCAGATCCAATAGAAACAATATGTGAAGCTCGATAAGCACCTGTATCGACAGGACTTGAAACAACGAGTGATTGCACTGTATCCATGGTGATTTTTTTTACATGCTCATCTGCCTGTTTCTCAACTTCAAAACTAAAGCTGCTCGGCCTTGCTCCCTTCCACCCCATGTTTTTTAACCTCACTTGCTTCGAACATTTCAAAAAGGTCTTGAGCGATCGCTTGAATCGAATACGCTTCAAACTCTACACTCGGCTCGCGCTCACCCATTCGCCGTTTTACTATTTGCCAGATATGAACAGCCTCATGTAAAAGCAATCCATAAACTTGTATTTGGTCCTTATCCGCTGTATCACCAATTTGGACAATTGCATAAGCGCCGTCTGAATAAGAACTAACCTGAGCATCTGCCCCCATATCTAAAAATTGATCAGCTTTGCCCATATCTTCAAATAACAAATCCATATGTATTTGATTTCTAGCAAGTGCATATTTGACATGTTGAAACGGTGAAATGTACCACTCAGGAACATAATCAAGATTAATCATTTAAGTCCCTATACTTTTCGAAGCTGACATTTCCAACTTGCACCAATTGGGTCCTGTTTAATATGCATGATTCGAAAGGTACCTTGCGCCGTACTCCATTCATCATCAATCATTGGCTCTTTGGTAACTTCATTCTGCAGCACAATAGCTTTTTTATCTGTTGCCAATACTCCAAGTGTTAAAATCTCATATTGGTTATACGAACCAAACAAAACGCCTCTCCCTTTATAATGCTCAATTACATTTTCAGAAGTATTCGTTTTAGGATTCCACTTTGTGCTTACAACCCGCTCACATGTAAAGGTATGAACGGCGTCCGCCAAATCATCATTAAATGCTTCAGCAATGTCTGCCTGAATTTCGTCACGTAAGCCCATATCATGCCCTGTAAAGTGGTATGCCAAAGCCATTAAAACTTGCATTTGGATCTTTCAAATCAAGCGAATCAATATAATCAATTGCTATCTGTTCAAAGCTAGAAATCGCTTCAGTACCTTCTTGATACTCTTTTTCAGATTCGACTGAATCAGCTTTAACTTTCTTTCGTTTAAGCAACTGCTCTTTGCCGTTATAAATTACTTTGGCCAGAATTCCTTTGATAATTTCACATGCAGCATCTTTAAGAAGTGGATCAATTGGATCTGGCACAAAACCTATTTTGTTTTTCATCCAAACATTTGCAAGTTGAACCAGACGAGCTTTATCACTGTCTGGTGCAAAATCGCTGCCCAAAATTGAATTTGCGTCATCTACAGTAATAAAGCTCATTTCATTATTCCTTCGGGATTAATTTAAGGAGTTCTGCTTTGGTTGCAGATGGTTTGTAGCCAATATCTTTACTGGCCAAAAACTCTTTTAATTGATCATTTGACCAATTTTCAAAATCATTTGTCGCCGTATCCGTTGCTGGATTTTCTGCTGCCTTTCCAGCATCCAATTCAGCTATACGCGCTTGCATAGCAGCAACATCATTTTTAAAAGCCTCAAACTCTGCTTGAATGCTTACTACCTTTCCTTCAGCCGCTTTAGCAGCATTGTCAGCTTGGAGTACAGCATCTTTTAAACGTGAGTTTTCAGAAATTAACTCCGAACTATCACCACTAGCTTGTTCCAAGATTTCGATTTTCTGTTTAAGTTGCCCGTTTTCTTCAATAACCTTTTCACATTCAGCTTTTGCATCATTAATCACAGCTTGAAGTTCAGGGATGACTCCTACCTCGACATTTACCGTGGCCATAGTCGTTTTTTGTGGCTCTTCCAACTTACGAACTTCAACTGGAATATCCAGAGCTTCGTAATCATTTTGGATTTTCGGGTAATCACCGTAAATAATTACTTCTTTTGCTTTCAGATTTGGGGTTTCATAATAGTCAGGGTTAGCAATAATGCCCGTCTCTAATGCAGCCAGTGCTGCAATGCGTGTATAGATAATCTTCATGGCGCTTTTCTCTTAATAATAAAAAAGAGGGCTTATTAGCCCTCTTACGGTTTTAATTTTTAGGTTTTAACCAGTTGTCGCTGTACCTGATAAATCAAGTAAGGTACCTGCTGTCATTTTGTTGCTGGTTGCATATTTAATCCAGTTAGCACTTGAACCAAGTAATGTAAGATCAGGATTTTCACCTTTCGATGTATCCCAACTATAACCAAGAATATCTAGGTTAAATGCACCTTCAGCACGCATACCGATTGCTAAGTTTTCTTCATCATTGATGTCATAAGCTCGGAAGCCCGGTACTTGTGATTCAGTTACTGTTACAGCACCATACTGCAAGCCAAAAGCATCGTTATCACCTACAGCATCCGTCACCAATACCGGCTTTCCTAAGGTTCCTGGTAAACCACCATAGATAACGATTTCAGATTCACCGTAAATTTGCTTAGTGATAGCATCATCGACAATATCGAAATATGTATCTGAGTTCATCACCCATAAGCCAATTCGGCCAAACTTATCACCAAACTTTCGCATACCACGAGTTAATGCTTTGCGGCCATCAACAACGATACTTCCTTTCGCAACCATATCGGGATTACTAGAAATAGCAGCTTTTAAAGAAGCTAGGCTGTACTCTAAACGACCAGCAACCAATGCATCAGCAAGATCGTAACCAACAACCATAGCAAATTCTTCTGGTGTACGAGCACGGCGCTTAAATGCCTCTTCAGTAGATGCATAAGGGCCATATTTATATGGAATTTTTACACCTACAGACTCACCTGCACCGATTTTTTCCGGAGTTACTTTTGCATTGGAGTTCACATCACGATGTTTAATGCTACCACCAACTTTGTAGAATGCATTTTTATTGAAGTCACCTTGAATGATTTCATTACGATAAATAATCGCACCATTGGAAGCTTCATTAAAGACATTCAAATTGTCTTGTAAACGTTCTAAATACGCTGTTTGAGCCAGTTGGTTGTAGATGATCATGTCGGAATTAACTGTCGTAGTCATAACTACTTATCTCCAAATATTTAATGATTAGTTCGGTAGTTTTAGGAAGGCATCATTGCCATGTTCTTTGATGTAATCTGCTTTCTGAGAAACAGACATTTCACTGCGTTTCATTCCAGTAGGTGCTCCACCTTTGCCCCCACCTTGAAAACCGCCACCAGTTCCTTTACCACCTTTAAGAATTAAGTCTTTATGCTGGTATCCACCAACCAATGACTCTAAAGCTTCATCAACATTTGCAAGTTCACCGGGACGTACACGTGAATAAATCTTTTCACCGTTCTGATCGTATGCAACCACCTTGCCCTCTTCGATTTTGAAGTGATGGCCAAAGGTCGCTTGCACCATATCCACAGGTACTGCAATGTTGTCTTGAATGTACTTAGAACGAGCAAAACCACCGCCGATTAGTTCTTTATGTAAAGAGGCTTCTAGAGCATCACGTTGCGCAACAATCGGGGCATATTTTTCCTCAACTGCTTTGATAGCTTCAGCTTTAACTTTCTCAACTTCACCGGCATCCACCAGCTTTTTATCGTCGAGATTTTGGATTGTTTGTAATGCCTTTTTAGCTGCCGCTGGGTCTTCGATTCCATCAAAAGCTTTTAATGCTTTTTCGGCTGCTTCTTTGGCTTCACGATGTGTTTTAGCTTCATTGTTTAAGCGTGCAATTGTTGCTACCGAGTGTGGTGCATCATGTGGCATTTCTTTGCCGTCATCATGAATATAGATCGGCTTATCACCGTCTACTTCCGCATAAACTTTACCGTCGATTGTTACTGTTTTAAGTTTCATTGGTCATCCAACCTATATATACAAAATGGGCATCCGCCCGGATTCGCCGTTAGCATCCGCTTTCGGCAGGCAATAAAAAAGCGCCCTTTAGGACGCTTCATTTCTATAAATGATTATTTACTTAAAGCTTGGCGTACAAATGCATCTTTTGCTTCAAGTAGCTTTCTTAATCCTGTGGATTTTTCAGGCCCGTCAGGAAGTTGCTCATCCATTTGCCGAGCTAAATCACCAATTGGCTTACTAACTTGCTGCAAATGTTCAGGTAAATGTTCATATTGGAAATATTGGATAATAGGGCTTGGCATTTTCTTCTCGCAAAAAAAGCACCCGAAGGTGCTATGGTTAAAAATTAAGTTCTATTTGATGAGTGCAATTGCTTTTAATCTTTCAAAAGTAAAACCATAAATTGCCATGGCTTGAAACCTTAATTTGAAGAAATGGCACCAGAATTCATTTTGTGCTCAGAATATATTGAGCATCTGACATATTGATTTGCTTTTCAGGCATTTGTAGTACCTTTCGCTACGTTTCCTTTGCACCCCAAACCTTTTGTCTAGGTTCATCACCAACTAAGCGGATGCCTTGAGGACCACCTACATCAAATGTTGCCGTGATAGTCGCTGGACCCTCAAAAACACTACAATTCATTTTTACAGCGGTTAATCCAGCTAATGGAATACCTGTTTCCTCGTCACAAAGAGCAAGATGAGAAGATTTATCTGAAACTCTTTTAAGTACTAAATGCCTAACTTTTGATTCACTCATAAGCCAAACTCCATAAATGACAAAAGCGCTGTTTGGGCGCTTATATAGGTGAAAATTGTGTCTTAAGTGAGTTTAGAATTACCTGTAATCGGCAATAATTACTCACAGTTAAATCCAGTTCCAACAAGGTCTTTTTTCAAATTTGAAACGAGATTTTGTTGTTCCTGCTGTTGTCCACTAAGATAATTTTTATCTAGAGTCTCTGCACCATCAATAGATTTATAAAGCTCTTTAGATTCCTCTAAATTGTCTTTTAAAAACGTGGTGAGGTTTAGTTTCGCCTGGGCAGCTCTACATAAATTATTTTTAGCTTCTAAATCTTGAGTAGCCTGTTTTACTTGACCAGTTGTAGGATCAAAAGAATATGCATTTGCCATTGCTGACTCCAAAGCTTCAGACAATCGATCATATTCTTTAAGATATTTTTGACTTGGTTCAGCTAAACAAGTGATGGAAATTAGGGTTAGACATACAAAAGCTATTGTTTTCATATTGTATAAATTCTGATGTTTTAAAAAATATAACATAAGAAAAATTACAGACCCAACTTTTTAAAAGCTTTTTCATCCAACTTTCTCAAATCATCTAAGCTATAGAAACGGCCTTCAGGATCAAAGAACTTTTCAAAATCAAATTTTCCTTCCTTATAGAGCTTGTAACGCTTCGGCCCTAGCCACTCTTTTTGAAAGAAATCATCTGTCTTTTTAAAGAATTCTTTAAAAGTGGTATTGGCATCTAACTGTCCTATTAACTGGCTTCGCTCTTCTTTGGGGATGTCTTTAACTCTACGTTCGTCCATTACAAATGGCCGTTCGCCAACAAGTTGACCGTCCTTCTCGACCGGAACCAAGATACTGCGACAGTTAGGATGTAACGGCGGCACTCGCTTTGCCGGATCATTTATTTCCCACACTGAACCATCTAATGAAGCGCAAAGCTTAGAAGTTCGTCCATCTAAAACGCTAACAAATCGGACATATTCAAAGCCAATTTGGTTGAAGCTATTTAGATAGGCTTGATTAGCTACATGACTTCGCACAGTTCTTACCGTTCGCTCAATATCAGTTTTGGTACCATTTAAGATCCCATCTTCATAGTTAAGCCGTTTGCTCCCTCGAATACGCTGAACAATTTCTTGGTTAGTTTTGCCTGAATTAATACCATCTCGAATTGCATACTCAACCTTTTGACGGGCACTTTCAGCAATTCTTGAAAGCAGATCATCGACAAGAGCGCCACCTGCCAACGGAACTTTTTTAGCGGATAAGAATAGTTTTTCCCCATCAGGCTTATTAATTTTTGCTCCATAGAGCTTAGCTACGTAATTGGCCTCATAAACAGCCAGCGCCGTAGCAGAAACGGCAAAAGCTTCAGGTAATGCTAAATTAACACTGGCAAACCATTGGGCAATCAAATCCCTAATTTCCCTTAAATTTGAAGTTGTATATTTACCACCAGCTAAAGCAACTTTCTCCGACTCATTAAGCTCATCCAATAAATCCCGAAGCTTAGATAGCATCTTGCTCGTATCATCATTGAATAAAGCCAATAACTCATTTACCGTTTTTGATGAAGCACGATAAAGATAGGCCTGGTGCTGAGTGAGTGCTTCAAATAGTTTTTTGATATCTGTTGCCATCTCACTCTACCTTTTGATTTAAAGTCCCATCTTGCTCTGCTTCAACATTCTGAAGCTCTTCTTCATATTTTTGTTTAGGGAACATACCTGTTTGGTTGTATTCCCACCATGATTTAAATGAAGATCGGCCTTGTAGAGCTGCTTCAAATAACTGTCGAGCTAACTCAGCTAAATAACCCTGTTTGTTAAATTCTTGACTGATTTCGAACATCAAATCATCTTTAGTTAGAACATCCACATTAGGCGTTACAAACTTAGCAGCCCATCGTAATGCTGCTGACAAGCCTTCATTCATATTAACGACACAGAGCGAAAGAACTGAATGCTGAACGGCGTCATCACTATTTGCCTCTGTAGCAGTCTTTTTGCTTCCAGAACCCTTCTCGATTAAACGTGCCCCCATCTCCTTCATTTTTTCCCACTTGTCTTTCATGGCTTCCCGGGCAAGCGTATTAGGATCAGCTTGAACAATACCTAGACCACCATTTTCAGGTAAAGGCAAAAGTACTTTCGCTCCAATGTAGATGCCACGTTTCTTGGCTTGGTCATACCACTCCCAATTAACACCCTTCGCATAGTATTGAGGTTGCCCCATATAAAAAACGGACTCTTGAAAGTCCGCACTGTCTCTGTAATGGGCTAAATTGAGATTAGCCAAAGGAAGTAATGGTGGCTTTTTAATCTCTTCTGAATTATCAATTGCACCTACAAATGTAAAAGGTATATAGGTCCAGAAATTCCCGTTGTAATCTGTTGGAAACTTCTTCTCTCCGCCAACCCAGTTACCCTTTTCACCCTTTGTGTACACCTGAACGGAATAAATATATTCCCCATTTCCCTCTTGCTCTAAACGAAGTACACGATATTGCTCTTGTTCGGTTTTACTAAATCCATCAGCACCGCGCTCAGACCTAAATTCACGGATAACTACGAGACAAAGTTTTTTCTGGTTATCGACCATTACTGAATCCCAATTCACTACATCTATGGCATTCAATAAATGAATCATTGGATAGGCTTTTTGCGCTTTAAATTCCGCTAGATTACGAGCTGGTGGCACATCAGGATAATCAACATATAAAGCGCAACGATAATGCTTCAATAAGTGGCGAATTCCATTTTGAGCCAATTGATAAGTACTTAAACCGGCTCCATTCGCATTACGTTCTAAATGAGCAAGGTCGGGAGGAAATTTAAAACTTGGATCTGTTGCAAAAGCTGCTCCAACTAAACTATTTGATGTAGTCCCTGTTACTTCATAAAAGACTGCACGAGTAAGATAAGCCTCATAAGCGCTTTTATTTGCAGGTGACTTATCATGTGCATTTGGCATCGGCAAATATTTTTCACCTTTAGCCTTAACTGCATCTTCACCTTCACAAACATCATCAAGTTTTTGCCAGTATGGCAAGTTTTTAACATATTCAGCATGTTGAAAAGTTACATCACTCATCGAGCAAATCCCATATCAGCGAAGAAGGTTTCAAATCCTTCATGTAATTCATTAAAAGCGTCAGATCCACCATCTACCTGATCGTCATTTGTTCCATTAGGGAAATTCCGAAGTTCTTCAATAAAGGCTTTGTTCCAATCACCTTTAAGCATTCGAACATTCCCAACATTTACTTGAGCGGCAAAAGGCTGTGCCCGAGTGATCTTGTCACCCGATACTGGTTTTGCAACCACATGGTAGCCACTGAGAAGTTTTGTAAATGCCAGAGCTTGAGATTTCCCTGCTTGACCAGGGTCCTGAGGAATTCGAACAGTTACGTTTTTTCCGTCAAGCTCAGTGGTTTGCTTTAAGCGTTTATTTACATTGTCAGGGCCAAGCTGTCCTCTTGTAACATCGACAATGTAAGTAAAACCATCTGCACCAAGAGCTTCTCTAACACCTGCAGTAAAGTCGCCTTCATTCTCAGTAGCACCAAAGTCCCAAGCCCTTACTTGCTTCACTACATCAGCAGGTAAAGCATCCACAATTTCAATATTGTCAGGCTTAAAAAAACCGCCTGCTGGCGGTGATGGCATTTGACGATATTGCCCGGCAAAAACATACGGAGCAGCTTGCTCCATTTGCTTCAACTTTTGGATATTGTGTTTTGCTGGCCACAGTGCGGATCCGTCTTCCTGAATAGCTGAAAGACATAGATGCTCCCACACTTCACCGTTACCACCAGCTACAGGAACGCCGTCTTTTCTATCACCTAGCAACCATCCAGCTAAATCATCTTCATGAAGTCGCTGCATAATCACAATGATCGGCGTATCTGGCGAGTTAGTACGCGATTCGAGTGTGTTCTGAAACCAATCAATTACCCCTTCTCGAATAGTTTTTGATGAAGCTTCATGTGCTTTGTGCGGGTCATCAATAATAATGCAGCCGCCAAAGCCTTTACGAAGTTTTCCTGCACCAAAACCGGTAATCGTGCCGCCTGTACCAGTCGCATAGCAGACACCACCTTGGGAAGTTCTCCAGAAGTCTTTAGCCTTACTATCATCACGCAATGTAAGCTCGGGAAAGACTTTTCTATACGCCTCTTCTTGCACAAGGGTTCGTATTTGGAAGGCATTATTTGCGGCAAGCATTGCCGAGTAACTGATATGAATAAACTCACAGTCTGGATTCTTACCAAAACACCAAGCCATGAAATTAATTACAGCAATTTCAGTTTTAGAATATCGTGGTGGAACGTTAATAATTAACCGCTTTATCTCTCCGCGATAAACTTTCATTAAAGCTTCGCAGATTTCTAAGTGGTGCCAATTTTGCATCCATTTATAACCACGGCGCTCCTTAAACATGTACCTTGTGAAGAAATATAAATCTTCTTGCGCCTCGATTCGGATGGCTTTATCCCGAGCCGCATCAGTACTCATCTAAGACTTCCCTCCGCGCTTTTAAGTAATCTTCCATTGGAACTGGAATTTCAGAATTAACTGTTTGGACTGGTCCGCCGTCTTTGCCTGTAATTTCTTGGCGATTAGTAAATTGACCACCAATATCTTTAGCGGCTTGTTCAAGAATTTTTAAGGCTGTTTTGACGTTTCTAGTCTTCTCAAGCTGTCTTTGGTATTGCTTCAGTCGGTAATACTTGTTAGCAATAGGAATATCAATTAAGCCTTTATCAAACTCATCTCTGGTTTTTTCAAATAGTTCGACATACTTTTTGCTTAAGTTTTTACCAGCAACTTTTGTAGGGTCATAAGTTGCAACTTGAACACGATCTATATCAACGCCAAACTCTTGTTTTACGAGTTCAGCCACTTCTTGAGGTGTATCACGACAAGCAAGAGACTGAACTATAAAGATTTTCACAGGCTCTTTTAGTGTCGCCATAACTTCCTCATCGTATAACTACGTATAACAAAATGGGCAAAAAAAAGAGCCATTAGGCTCAATTGATTACACAGTTGCCGCAGCATTTTGAAATATCAACATTCGAAACAAACGGCGGATTCTTTGCGACTTCAATAAGTCGCTTAACATTTTTGCTTGGTCCATAACGTTTAACTACGCCAATAAACTCTTCAACGTCATGACCTGCAAGATAGTGCTTAGGAAGACCAGAACTATCGCTATAAACAATTTCTCCGTCCTCGTCTCTCATCACTCCAATGTGGTAAAGCTCATGTTCAAGCAAATAACAGAACTCTGTATCGTTTGCACGCTCACAGAAAGAAGCGTCGACAGTTATTAAGTATGTTGGCACAAAGCCGAACCAGTCACGCATCTGTTGCTCTTGTCTAGCTTTACGCCAGCCACCGACGTTAAACATTACTTTTTCACACTGCCCCAGTACCATCGCCTGCTTGCTTTTATATGCAGAAGAGGCCCAAGCAAATGCCAAGAACTCTTCATTATCATGAAGTAACTCAGCAATATGATCATGATCTGGATTATAAAGAGGCCCACCAATCGTTAAGTAATTAGCCACAACCCATTTTTTTAGGTCTGGAGCCGGTATTAAACGAATTGCTTCCTCTTCTTCAGCTTGATCAATAAAATCAGTTGGAGGAAATGGTCTGATCTGATCCATTAAATATTTGCCTCTTTAAATTTTTTAGCCATTCACTAGCGTATTGAGTCCGTAACTGCAAAGGTCCAGACTCATCAATGCCACATCTTGAAGCTGTCTCTATGCGAACTACGGTGTAGCCCATCTCTTCAGCCATATCGTAACGATCAAGACTACAAGCTTTATTTTTAAGTTTGCCCTTACGACCGCCAGACCATGGACCACCCGCAATTTCAACTAGTATTCGATACTCAATTAAATGAAAGTCAAACCGCCAGTGCTTAGTAGACTTAAACTGGAATTTCTTTTCGTACTTAATTTCCAGATTGTCTAAAGCTTCAGTAAATTCTTCCTCTGCCTCTAAGTACTTTTGAGTAGCTTTAGGTAGCGGTCTGGATTTAGGCTTGGTTTTAGGTTCTTTTTTCCGAGTAAGCCAAAAGTATTCTGTAGAATCCATTATTCTCACCCATAAAAAAACCGCCCTAAGGCGGTGGCTAAACTCACAGGCAATATAGTATTACTTCTTAAAAGTTGCCTTATAAAGCTTGGAATTAAAGTAATCCGTAATTTCTTTACCTTCGTTTTGAATTTTTTCCTCATTTAAGGGTAAAAAATCTAATTCAGATTTGAAGCTCATATACTCTGGAATAAATTTCTTTATAGGCGGAGGTGGTTTAGGTCCACCTTCTGTAATTTTTTCGATAAATCCAGCTAACCATAAAATATACTCACCTTCTGAATTATGAGGAGGAATCAAACTCACATCTATTTTTACTTTACATTCATCTAATTGTTTACTAAACAATTCAACAAAATCAATAAAATTATATTTTAATTTAAATTTTGTTCCCTTAATTTCTCTGCGTATACATGTCATAAGTAAGTTCATATTTTCAATACAGTCATGTGAAAACAATTCCTCATCTTTAATTTTGTTATAAATATTTTCCGCAAACATGAGATACTGTGTCATTTCAGCAGCTCCTCATTTTTATAAAGTATTTTTCTTAAGGTAGCCCTATTATAACAATGTTGCAACAAGAAATTTTCCATTTTTAGTTTAAGAAAATTTTAAAAATTATAAAAACGATTATATTCAATAAATTAGTACAAATAAAAGCTATGGAAATTTGATCTTTCTGTTGAGCTTTAAAATGGATTATTGTGTTTAAATCATTAATTTAAAAAGCTTGCCTAGTAGGTAAGCTCCCCTTTTTTTGATATTTGCGCTGATCAATAAGGTTTAGTGTTACTTAAAGCAACACACTGATAATACTGAAATATTTAAAAATAAAAAAGCCCACTTCCTATTTTTATTCAGAAATGGGCTTAGCGAAAAAAAACGCTTAGACCTGAAATAGGAAATATCTATTCGGAAATATCTCCAACTTCATATTGGCATAATATTTAAGCACTAGCAATAGGGATTGAATTAAAAATATTAAATATTCATATTTAAATAGATAAAGATTTCTTTTTAAATAGTTTTATTTTTAGCCTACATAATTTTTTTACTTATCAAGAGTTATAAAGAATATGTGCCCATCAATAGGTAATACTTAATAAGGTCTTATGTGTAGTAACCATTAGGCTCTAGAGACTAAGAACTCAAACTGACTAAAAATAAAAAATAATTAATTTTCAATATTAATGATCATATACTGCAAAGTTATGTATATTCCAACTTCTCCATTGTTGAGTGCCTCATATAAGTCTTCATCAACGAAATCTCCAGATTCATCATATAGCCATTTATGAATTTGAATAATTTGTATATTCCCTTTTTTGTCTATTCTTGCTATTGGGTCTATTACGGACCGAACTATCACCTTCTTCTTCGTCTTAACATCGAGCAATGTGATAATTGTCATTTTAAAATCCTTATAAATATCCTGTATAACAACTACTCTCAATCAATAAAGATTTTTATATTTAAATTACTTAAATAGCAATCTTTTCAATCTAAAAAATAAATTAAAAACACTTCAATAGTATGTGCCTATTAGAAAAGATACCTTAAATATTCTACTAGCAATAAAAAACCGCTTTAAGGGCGGTTCATCTAAAATTCACAGGTACTTAATGAAGATTTTTTTTCTGTCTTTGCATCTTTCTGGGCTCACAAATTTTTCCAATAAAGTTAGTTAACCACAAAATACTTTCTTCACGATCTTCAAAATGAGGTATAAGGCTTAAATCTACTTTTATTTTGCGATCAGCTAAAGGCAAACTTAAACAATGTTCAAAGTCTATTGAGCTGTACTTCAATTTGAGTCTTTTTTCTGCAGCTTGATTCTTTATCTCAGCCATAATGCGATTTAGATTAACAATCAAATTATTTGAAATTTTATTATTTTCATATACCCGTTCGTAAACTGTCTCAGCCACATCAATGTACTTTATTAGCTCTGCATTCTCATTCATAGCATTTGTACTCCGTTTTTTTAATTATTCTCCTAAAATCATGTTTATTTGAGTTACCTAATGCATCTTCTAAGTAAATATTGTTTAAATTCGATTAATTTAATTTTAAATAAATTATTGAATTAATAATATAATTATTGGATTTTATAATCTTTTTATACATCTTTATCCTTAGCAAATTCAATTAAAATTTAATAAAAAGCCCCGCCAATAATCGATATTTAGCGGGGCTTCTTGCGCCGTAATACGTCCGGCAAACGATAAAACTAGTTTTTAGGTGATCTAAGAATAGTTAGTACTTTCTCTGACATGTCATGTAAGTTTGAACCTACAGGTAACCAGAATTGATAATTGATGTTGTCGCGGTTAAAAACCTGTTTGTAGTATTCTGTTGTGAAACTTGGGTCTAAATCAGAAGCTTTAAGCAATCTACCCTCTTTTTCTATCTTTTGCCCGTCAAGCTCACCACCAACACAGATATTCATTTTATTTACCAGTTTTTAATCAGACTGGACTATAACACTAAATATCTATCTTCAATCTAATAACTTGAAATCTTGTCCATGTTCTGGACTATGAAATGATTTACCATCTTGGTTCATAGCAATTTTTTTTCCAGAATTTGTTCGTATTATCCATTTCTTTTTTTCTGGTTCAGTTGGGTTCAGCACCTGAACGTACATTTCAACACCAGCAATAGATACGGCTTTTATATTCATCAGTAATACCCTCATAAAAAAAGATTGTATACCAATAAAACGCAAAAAGCCCATCGATTGATGAGCTTTTTAAAAATAACCACCAGTGTGGTAAGTATTAAACAGGTTCTTCCACTGTTTGTATGAATGAGTTTTCATCAAATAACCACGTATGTGGTAAAAAAACAGTTACACTTCGAACACTGTATAATGAATATGCCATAACCTGTGTACACAAGTCAATAAATCAAAAAACACTTTTTAAAAAGACTTATAACGGGTTCGTGGAGGATGAGGAAAATAAGCTTTATTTGATTTAGCTGTTGCTTGAGTTTTATTCTTAAGCTCTGAGATTTCTTTAGCTTCTAATACTAATTCGACACCTTTTTGTTCTGCCCTAAGACGTACATATCCTCGTAACATTTTTTCATTGTAAATGAACTGCCCCTTTTTTAAACCAGTCTTCAAAATAGGGCCATATTCCTCTTTAAGTAGGTTTCTTACCCTTAAAGAGAATTTCTTTATATCTAAGACTTCACTATCTTTAAATTGCTTCATAATTCCTAAATATTGGTCATACATACTTTTTATGTATTCACCAATATTATCCTCAGCGACAATAGTTGACCAAACAACTTCTTCGTAATCACGAGAACGTTGATTTATTGCTTTTTCATATGGTCTAGACAATTCCGTATGTATAGCATCGATTGCTATATCAATTGCTGCGTGATAATCCTCCCATTCAACTTCAGTTATTTGAGTAGGTTTGTCGTAGAGTAGCCATAATAATTTTTCAATTATTAAATGAACGTAAAAAGGATAACCATCACTGATCAATGCAATCCTGATATAAATTGAACGATCAATACTTATATCAAATGCTTTCATTGCCTCTATAGCAATTTCCCATCGAGCATCCCAAGATAGTTTAGGCAACTCTATAGTTTCTAATTGACGTATTGCAGATCGATGCGATCCTAGTATTTCATCAAGTGTGTCTGCAATACCGGTAAAGATAAATTTAACATCAACTCGCTTATCCCCTAATTGCTTTAAAAAGTCAGCAAATTTTTCTACCTCTTCTAACTCTTTTATTCGGTCAACTTCATCAACTACTACTAATAAAGGTTCATCAAAAAACTCTGAAAGCTCTTTTAATATTTCAATTCCATCACTTAAACACTTAATTTCATTTTTAAAGTTTATATATTCAATTTCACTTTCTCTTTTGAAAGTGAACCATTTAAAGCCAATTTGGAAGGTATTTTTTACTTTTTTCCTTTTTAATACAGTTTTATTGATTGCTTGAGTTGCGATAGTTGAGATCATCGACAAGACTGTAGTATCTGGAGCACATGAAATATCGATATAACAATCATGCCCCCCACACCATTCATTAGCGGCGGTAGCAGCTAATGAAGACTTACCTACACCTCTTTCACCATAAATAAAAACATTTCTTCCTGTTGCATAAAGTGCTTGTTGGATTCTACTTAATTGATTTTCTCTTCCTTTTAAATGCTCTAAAGACAATACTGGTCTAGAAGGTGAAACAACTTCATTTAATAACTTGCCAAATGTTTTTCTATCGTAATTCTTAATTGCCATGTATATACCCCCTATTTGGATGAATAATATCAAATATTTAGCAAATCTGTTTTTAAATTAGGGTATCTACCACTTATAAATGCTAAACCGCATTTTAAATCTTGGCGAATTTGAATTGTAGACGTTTCAAATAAAGCAGCTGCTTTTCTTAATTTATTATTGTCAACATATACGCACCAAATCACATCTAACCATTCTTGAAAAACTTCACTATTGTATTTTCTTAAATCTAAAATAATACGTTGAAAAGCGCGTGCTTCATTGTCATTTATCTGACAAGAAATCCCTTTGGGATATGTTGACTCTTTGAAATTTTCATCACTTAAATATCGGGCTAGCAATTCTACTCTTTGTTTTTTAGTTAATTTTTTTGTGGGCATAGATTTATAAAACTTCTGTTTTCTTTCAGAATCACCATTAATCCATGCACCAAATTGCCGAAACCAATCTTCAGTACTATATTTAGACCAATCGACCGCTTGTAAAATGTGTTGTTGTACTGGCATATTCATTTTCATCCCACCAATTGCTCAATTTGTTTAATCGCCACGCCTGCTTTAACTTGCTCTGTGCTGAACCGTAAAACTGTAAAACCCATCATTGCTGCGGAGTTGTATTTCTCCATATCTCCTAGATAACCTTTGCCCCTCGTATGGCGACCTCCGCTCCAGATCCCGCCTTCAACCTCAATCAAAATTTTTGTACCAGTAATCAGAAAATCTGCTCTCCATTTGCGTGTTGGATGGAATTTATATTCCTGTTCAAAACTGATCTTGCATGCTTTTAAATGCGTTGCCAGAACCATTTCACCCACACTTGGTTGTCTGGCAATTTGCTTTGCTGAACGCCGCTTTTTATTTTTCTTAATAGGAAATAACTTACGGTATTCAGCAATGCTGACTGATGACATCAAGCACCACCTTTCAGCAAATGGTCCAATTGATTAGCAAAGCAGTTATAAACTCGCGCTTTATCCTGATCACCAAAAAGGCTGGAAGAATGAGCATCTTGTTTATACTTCTGAGCCAGTTTTTCAATTGACTCCCTTAGTTCAACCAGAGTGCTTTGCTTTTTACCGCTGAGTGGTTCAATTGAGCGTGATACGTGGTCAGCCATTTCTTTTTCCATATGATCGAAGTAACTTTGACGTGCTAAATTCCTCGACTTGATTAGCTCTGGTGAAATAAGCTTTTCCATTTCACGGCGTTGCGCTTCAATCCATCTACTGTCCATTTTTTGCGCCCTCCGCATTAAACTTCTTCGCTTGGTCAAGTGCCTTCTCTAATTGAAGTAACTCGTTGTAATCAGTATTAGATAAGCCACTACGGTTATATCGACCTCGTAATTTTTCACAAAGAGTCTTAACTTCTGCAAAACCGCAGTAAGAATTTATTAACTCTTCAACTGCACAGTGTTGGCATTTACTCATGGCGATATCCTTTTTCATCTAGCTCTTTACGCGCCAAGCACCACAAAACCACCGCACCGCAAAGTACTGCTGTTACACACGAAATGAGTAAGCCACAGCTTAAAATCTCGAATTTAGTCATGATCCTGCCCCACCAAAACGCAAGTCATCCCAGTCACATTCAACTACTGTCAAACCGTCATGTTGAAACCGAGACCATAAACGGTCCCCTAAGTTTTCCTTCAAACCTTGCGCCTTTTCTGTAGACTCAAGCGTCATGTTGGAAATTAAAACTGTCGGCTTTTTTTCGTCATAACGTGCATATAAAACTTTATGAACGAGCTGCAATCGACTCTCGTGTTGGTCGTGCAAACCATATTCATCCAATATCAATAAATCACAGTCCGTGAAGCGAAAAATTGCATTTGCTTCATTGTCATCTGGCTTTGTCCATGCAGTCGCAATTTCATTTGCCATGTCTTCTGAGGTGACGTAACGAACATAACTACGCTTGTCTAAAACGTTACGAGCAATAGCACATGCAAGATGGGTTTTGCCTGTTCCTGTACGCCCAACCATAATCAGATTGCGCTTCTTCCCTGAATTAAAATCTTGAACAAATTTATGGCAAGCAGCTTTAGCTTCTTTCTGCGGATCAATACTCACCACATAATTTTTAAATCCGCTTTCCTTGTGGCGCTCAGGAAGTTTTGCTCCGGCAAAATGTTTCTCGCGTACCATAAGGTTGACTTGGTGTGCGTGTTCAATTTGTGATTTCACATACGCTTCATTTGCACATGTTTGGCAAACTGGACGACCAATTAATAAAACCATTAACTCATTGTGTTTAGGGCAAAACTGATTAGTTTGTACCAGCTCAGTTTTGAATTGTTTGCTCAATGCATTCATAGCATCTCCCCTACATCGATATCATCTGTGGCTGGTGCATACTGTTTTGAATCACCCCAAGCACTGTTTACGTCTCTTGCTGGTGCAGTTTTCATTGGTGAGTTTTGTTTTTTAGGTCTTATCGACTTTGTGAATTCCTGAATTAACCAAGTTGCAAACTTTCGAGTTCGTTGGTTTTCCGTGAGATCAATTTTGTTTTCCCAGTGAGCATTGAAGTTGCCAAGATGAAATTCATAATTTGGCATTTTTAAAACCTGCTCTGCTTGTGCACCCACTTGTGAAGTCCTAAGAACATTCAGCAATAGTTCACGATTTGGTTTCCAAGACTCCTCGGCCGCTGAAAAATTTTCAACCGCGTTTTGTGTGTGAGTATTTTCTTGTTCCTGCTCCTGCTCCTGTTCCTGTTCCTGTTCCTGGCTTCGAAGGGGCTTGTAAGGGGCTTGTAAGGGGCTATCTATTTTGGCGTTTTCGCCACGCTTTTGAGTCATACAAAATGCTTGTGCATATTTATCGAAAAAGCTTGATAAATAAGGGCTTGACGGCAATGAGTCATACTCTTTTTGCACGTTCTTACAGCGGTTATCGGCTGGCTTTAATGACTCAGCTACTTGAAAACGTGCCATCTCGTGCACCCAGACTGTCTCCGTGGCTTCGTCATAGCTACAAAACCCCGCTTCACAGGCTCTTTGAAGCCCCTTAGAAGCCCCTTCAAAGCCCAAGCCAGTTTCATGAGCAATATATAGAAGGGGTATGTAATACAAGCCAAGCATGTTCGCGTGAGGGCTTGTCATTAAATACATAGCGACAATTAAGCCTTCAGGTGTTTGACGAAGTTTTTTTCCCGTAGTTCCCGTCCAGAAATGTGGTGAGACTTTCCCATAGTCACGCATGGTTATTTATCTCCTTTGAAGGGGGTTCGAAGGGGCTTTGAAGGGGTGATAATAATCATTACTTACCCCTTCCAAGCTTCACTAATCCGCGCATTTCCAACTGACGAATAATTCTTGGAGGAATAAATTCGTTGTTGATTTTGTAGCGAATGCGAGACTTTTCTTTCACCTGAATTAGCTTGTGCCCATCCTCCATAAGACGGCGAACTGCTATAGCCTGCCCCCCCATATGAGTTAATTCTTCAAGTTGATAAAATCTTTCCTGAGCCTCAATTGCGGCATTCATAACTGAAAGTGGCATAGCTGCTAATTCTTTAGCCGAATAGATCTTTACTGGTTGTTCCAGTGGAATTACCACCTCTAGCGGTGTGGTGGAAACGGAAATATCCTGTTTTCTTCTTGCTGCATATCTCACTTTTCACCATCCTTTGGCTTAACATAGCCACCAAACGAATCAACCAAACACGCTTTGGTTAAGCTGGTTACAATCTGTTGTGCTAACCACTGCGTTATGCGAAATTGACGAGCCATAGCCTCTGAAAATTCAACTTTGGTTACCGCCGCATTATTTTCGTCATACCCTTTGTTGCGTAAATTTTGCTTTTTCACCTCAAATAGGTGGCCAAGTACTCGCAATGCAGGCTCATAGAAAGATTGGATTTCACTTTGCTGGCGAGAATCTTTGATTTGGTGTGTAAAGCTGTTCATGACACCTCCGCTAATGCTTGCTCTGCGCTTGTTAGTCGGCGTTTGGCATTAAGTTCTGCAACTGTTGCTGTGCGGATTTCTTTTGAAGAAACCAGAATCAAATGATTCTCTGATTTGATAGTCCACAACCTAGTCAAAGTTTTATTTTTAACCTCAAATAAATCGTTTGATTTAAAACTTCGACACTCTTTAGTAAGTACTACAACGTCACCTATTAAAAAATCTGGTGAGTTGAGTTCGATTGGTTGTTCTGATAAATTGTTTGTGTTCATTTGATCCACCTCAATTGAATGCCTATAAACCACTCCTGTTTGCGCAGGTAGTGGTTTTTTATTTGAATAAAATCCGCATGTATTCAGGTGAAGTGAATGCATGTGCTAAATAGACTCGCGTTGCTTCTGCAATTTCAGGTGAACAATACACATCACTTTCTTGCACAACCTTCAAACCAATGGCTGTCAACAAAAAGCTAATAAACTCAATCTCAGTCCATCCATTTGATTTCTTTTCTGTTTTCATCCGTGAAAGGATGCTTGCATCGACATTTATCATCTCTGCTACTTGTCTTTGATTGCTAGCGTTAAGTGATTGCAATATGAGCGATTCGTTATTGCTAGCGCTTGCAGGCAATTCATTTAATACTTTGCTCATGGTTTAGTTCCTAAGCGGTTAATGATCCAAGGTTTTTGCTTTTTGTCGTCTGGGGACGAAGTTCAATCCAAATATCTTGATAGTTATCAGGGAAAAGCTCTTTTCGCGTTGTTAAACCAAGATCTTCAGCAATAACTGCTAGCCTGATTTTTCTATCAAGGGGGATAGCTTTCCATCCACTAACTGATGACGGAGCAATCCCCAGAAGTCTTGCTACCGCTGTGACACCACCTAGCTTGTCTATAAGTTGTGCGTCATTCATAACGTGCTCCTAATTTTTCTTTAATTATTAGGCATTCCTTATATTGAATCAATAGGAATACCTAATTTTATTTATGTTAGGATTTCCTAACATTCTGAGGATAGTTGTATGAATACTCTTGCTGAACGACTTAGGTATGCCATGGAAGTTTTGCCACCTAAAAAGATTAAAGGTGTTGAGCTTGCTCGTGCAGTAGGAGTTAAACCTCCTTCTGTGAGTGATTGGCTGTCTGGAAAATCCAAAACAATGGAAGGTGAAAATTTATTACGTGCCTCAAAATTTTTGAATGTAAATCCTTCATGGCTTGCATCTGGCACGGGAGAGATTCAATCAAGCACGAGAGATAAATTTAAACAACTGGATATCGAAGAGTTCAAAAAGAAATACAACATTAGTGATAGTGATGAAGCTCTTTTATTTTCAACAATTATCGAAAAACCGTTTATCCCATCATCTAAGCGTTGGGTTCCTGTTAAGGCTTACTCCAAGATGGGCATGGATGGCTATTTCACAGATATGGGTTATGAAGGCAATGCTGGAGATGGGTATGTTCCAACTCACTCAGCAGGACCAAGAGCCTATGGCATTAAAGGAACTGGCGACTCAATGTTTCCAGCAATTCGTAATGGCTGGTATGTTGTATGCGACCCTGATGCAGATCTTGTGCCGAATGAGTTTGTTCAGGTGTGCTTGAAGGATGGAAGATGCACAATTAAAGAATTTGTCGGCATCAATGGTGGGGTTTTAAGTTTGCTTTCTGTGAATGGTGGTGAGCGATTTTTCTTTGAAATGGACGAGGTTGAAAGTATTACCGCTATTACAGATATCGTGCCGCCAAGTCAGCATAGACAAGAACATCCTTATTCGCATTAATCACAGGAAGACTTATGGACAATTCAAAACGACCAATCAACCAGATTATTGCTCGCATCAATGATGCTGCAAAACATGGTGAAGCTTTGGTGTTGACTGCTGAAGAAGTAAAGATTCTTTCTAAAGATATTGGCGACAAAGTCTTTATTCCTGTGCTTACTAATGAGCAGGTCGTGCAGTTGGTAAAAGAAGGAAAGCTAGGTCAGAAAATTAATAACATAAAAGATTAATAAACTGTGAACCCGACACAGTCTTAACAACAGATCGGGTGGAGAATAAAATGACATTAGAAAATGTTTTTAAACAAGCAATTGATTCAAAAAAGAAAGTAAAACTATCTTTTTTTTCAAAAGAAGATAATCGAGAATTAGTTAGAAAATGCGCCCCTATGGACTTTGGCCCAAGTAGACGAGCGCACAATAAAGATGATCGATTTCATTTATGGGATTATGAAAGTGATTCAAGGGTTCATACCTTGAGCCTATTGCCTAATCAAATATCAAATATAGAAGTAATTGATGAGGAATTTTGTCCCAGTGAGTTTATCACCTGGAACATCAGCAAATCTCCTTGGTTTTATAAAAGAGATTGGGGTCAATATTCATAATTTTATCGAATAACCAAAAACACTGTTCTTTGGTCAATTCAATAGCGTCATTTTCATCTGGATTCGACCCATTAAAAGACAACATCCAAACCGTTCCTTCTGCTTCAATCGACTCAATAACTAATGGTGGTGATGAATTTTTTATTGTTCCTGTCATCATAACAAACTCCAAACAACCCATCCCTGTGATGGGTTTTCTTTTGTCTATTAAAGCACAAAAATTAGGTATTTCTAATTTTATTAGGAATACCTATTGACTTAATAATTAGGTTTACCTAATATCTATCTCACAGACAACAAAAAAGCACACCGCCCCTCCCCAGGTCCGATGTGCTTTTGCAAACTGCGAGATCAATTATGAACGTAAAAACCTTTTCAAACAAGCATAAGGTAACTGGAGTTACAGCAATTGCTGTACTTGTAGCCTTGAGTTCTTGTGAATATCGAACTGCTAATTCTAGCGTCCCTTCTAATTACTCATATGAAAGCGAGCAAGTCGTTGCTTCTGAATATGAACTTCTGGCTGTTAAGAAAACTGGAGAAAAATCTGGTGAAGCAGTTATCCGCATTGACGGCTTCAAATTAAACGTGAGCTTCGATTTTGACGGTGTAGCTGATAGCTATGGTGTAGCTGGATCTGATTTTACAGCGGCTGAAATTACTAACCTTGCTATTGAGTCAGTAACTGACTTAAGCGGCAAACCTTGGAATGATTTCACCAATCATGACGACCATAAAAACATAAATATTTTATTAGCGGGCTATATCGACCGTAATAAATGGTTGGAGGCAGCCTAATGAAAGATTATAACTGCCCTACTTGCAAGAAGATGATTCCTGTTGACCGTTCAAAAATCAAAGCTGGTGATGAGGTTTCATTTTGCAGAGTAACCCAATCTTCTAAATCTGCACGTTTTTCTTCAAGAGAAGGAATTGTCAATTGCCGTGAAGGTGATGTGGTTTTAGTTAAATATCGCAAAGAAATTATTCCTTTAAATATTAAGGACGTTTCACCTGTTGATGCTCCTAGCCCGCTTACGTATGCCTTTGTTGGTACATGCGAATGTAAGGAGGCTGAACATGTCTAATTTCAAAAAACATCCTGACGGCTACAAGTCATTTTTAGGCCGTGATGATAAGGGTCTCTACTCTGTCCGCATTGGCTGGCAAGTGTACGCATCTAATGCTAATGGCTCAGTTCTTTACAAAGTTAAAGACGGAGTTAAGACGCCTTTAAATGTGTTCAGGTTCCAAACTTCTTATCCAAAAGTTTGGAATGAACTCACCCAAGAAATCGATTTTCAGCGCAGAAAGCAGCTCGCTATAAAACTGCGTGAAACAAATATCCCTACTTATGACCGCAAAGCTTATAAAACTAAGCGCGGCTTCACTGGCTCAAGATAAGGATAAGAAAAATGACAACTGAAAACTCAAAAGACAACTTACATATCTGGAATGCAGTTAAGCAAACGCCTACCAATTTTCTTAAGAAAATTGACTTTGGTTATTTAAAAGGTAAATCAGATATTAACCCTCAATGGCGATTAATGGCTATGACTCAGGCCTTTGGTCCTGTTGGTCATGGCTGGACTTATAGACATGTACGTTTATGGTCTGAAACCGCGCCAGATGGAACCATTATGGCTTTTGCTGAAGTAGCAGTAAAAACCAAGATTGATGGTGTTTGGGGTGAGGAATTTTTCGGCAACGGCGGTTCAGCAATTGTTGAAGTTCAA